ATGAGACAGGCTATTGTTTCTCATCCGGGCGTTATGGTATCCAACATGCTGGAGGATTTGGGGGTTGGCGTTCGCCAGTTTGCTAAAAACATCGGCGTAACTCCAGCGACGGTTTCCCGCTTTCTTTCGGGCAAAACAGCGTTAACCCCGGCGCTCGCCATCCAACTGTCTGCTGCGCTGGGGAGTAATCCGGCATTTTGGATGCGCTTACAGACGAACTACGACTTACGCTAACTGGAAGATGAAATCGACACGTCAGGTATCGTTCTATACGGCAACAATGACGAAACGCCGCAGGTCACTTCAAGGCATTAAGCAATAGTAAAAAGCCAACAAAAGTGGGGGCCTGTGTAGCCCGCATTTGTTGGCGGTTATCACAGCTACCCGGTCACTGCCCCATACTGTAGGCTTTTTCATTTATCAAGGCCGAACAGGAAAGTATCCTCGATAAGTCACTATTGCAGTATCTGTTATCGCTGGGGTGGTTGAGTAGACCCCAACAACCCCAAACAGCAATAAAAACAAGTTTTGTCACTGTCCGGCGTTATCTATTTTATTGAAGTTCCCGCTCAAGCAGCTGAACTATGAACTGGTTCTTTGAGACTGCGTGTGATATTGTCGCCGCAGTCAAGCGAGCTTCCAGCCAGCCAGGATAACGAAGCGTAAAAGATTTTAGCTTGCCCTCTTCCTTGAATGGGTTAATTCCCTCTTCCTCGCACGTTTCTATATATTCAGCCAGTGAGATTTGTCCCTCTTTTTCAAGCCCGTCAATACTGTTTGATACGAAATCACAATATCCGGTGACATCCAGAAACTTGCCGCGAAAGGCCCTAATTTCTGCTTCGTAGATAACAGAAGCGGGATGGCCGTCGATAGTCATAATGTTGTTGCTTTTAATCATGTTCGACCCCTATTACATTTTCGAACCACTCACGAAGGCCATTGACTGCGCCTTTATCCATTACGTTACCAGGATGAGGTTGATGAGTCTGATAGACTGAGCCCATGAGGATAAACTTCCGGCGTGATCCGTTGCCGTTCTTGATCTTCCCCCCCAGTTTGTTAATCAGGCTGACTACATCATCCCATTTTATGCCGGATTTCGGCGGGGTGGTCAGCACATCCGCAAGGGTCTTGCGGTGCTTTGAGCTCAGCTCTTTAACCTTAATCATCCTTCATCCCATTGACGTCATTTGATGATATCATTCTATTTTGGTCCCATTATGATGTCAAACAATGACGTCGTTTTTCGCTTCTTAAAAATGTTAAATATATCGTCAGCTACATGTCTAATAACTGACGGTTAACTTTATGATTAACAAACGTTTAAAAGCCGCTCGTTTACGTGCAAATATCACGCAAGAAAAACTCGGAATTGCGGCTGGCATAGATGAAAAGTCAGCACGAGCGAGAGTGTCACAGTATGAAAATGGAACTCATCAGCCAACCTTTGAAACAATGTGCGCGTTTTCCAAGGTGTTAAATGTCCCTGAATGCTATTTTTATATTGTAGATGATGATTTTTCTGATGTTGTTTTGGCTATTCATCAGATTTTAGTGAACCACAGAGACGTCCCTGAAAATTGAATATAGTTTGAGACGATCATGACATAAGCCTTCTTCCCATCGTTCCTAAGCTCCTCCCAAGAAAAAGATTTTTACATAAAAAAAGCGCACCACGATGAATAATGGAACGCTTTTTTTAATTATTTACTCATCGGCACCTATTCGATCAGAATACCAGCACGGTCTGCTGTCCACTATCAGGATGCGGCGGAACCGCTTCAATCAATGTCGGCTTGGTGACGAACCGAACAAAGGTTTCATGACTAACAAACGTTGAGCCACAATTAATATTCTGGCACTGGTTGTAACGTTCCTTAGTTTGGGGAGTGTGTTCAAAACTGCTACGAGTGTGTGCGGCGTGGCCGCATAAGGGGCATCTCATCATAACGCGAATACCTCAACAAACAGGTTGCCATCGCTGAAACTGGCACTAAAGCAACTATACCCTATCTGAATCAGAAATTTTCACTTCCAATTGCAAGGATGACGTTAATCCACTGTCATTCAGGGAACAGCTCCGGCCTTCCCTTCGCCAGTCGAATAGAGAATGACGCCACACCGCGCTGAATTTTCTCCCATTCTGCTTTAGCTGCACGTTCGGCATTGGCCTTGTTAGCATAGATGTGCTTCATCACAAAAACGTTACCCTCACTGCCAACCAGATAATGGTCCTGTTTTTTCTTTTCTTGCTGCGGATTAGTCTTACTTCGCTTGCGTTTGACAGTGATGTTCTCTTTTTTCCTTGGATTACGAGTATTAAGCCAACTGGCGGAAACGCCAGTATAAGCGCCCCGGTCAGCCAGTGAAAAACGGTGATCGTCTCCAGATTGCCGGGTAATGATAACCGAAGGCAGGGACTGCCCGCTGGCAGCTTTGTTCTGCCCCTGTCGGATAAAAAGCAAATAGCCACTCTTGATCGTGGCAATGGCACCCTCCTGTTTTGCTAACCGGGTTAGAAAATTGCCGTCGGATTCGTTGGTCTGGTCAATATGACTGAGAGTGATGTTGGCTAGCATTTTGTCCACTTTCGGTGTCAAATCGTTACGCACGGCAATAGTGCGCACAATATCGCTGATCGTTTTCTGGTGATAAGCCACCTCGCGATTGATATTAAGCGTCGCCCGAAAATCTGCACTGCGGGCACGGATGATTATCTTGTCCGGCGCACCACTGTATTCGATTTCATCCACAATAAATTTGCCTTTGTGGATCAGTGGTTCCCCCTGCCAGCCCAGATGCAGAGATAACTCCGTCCCACGACGAGGGAGAGATAACAGACCATCGCTATCATTCAGTTCAATATCCAACTGGTCAGCCTCAAAACCCCGATTGGTCGGTTAGATTCAGGGAAATCAACCGTGACTGAATGCGGGCATTGACATTTTTGTCACCAGCACTGAGAACATATACAGGTGTACTAGTTTTGCCGGTTATCCCATCGAGTTTTAGCATATCAGGTAAAGAAATCATGAAAATAGCCCGCCCAATTTGTGTGTGACACGGGTTTTCAAGTCAGTCATTTGGGTGCGAAGGTCGCCGAACATCTCCCCTAAATTGTCATCCACACGGCGCACCGTGACGGTAAAGTCAATTTTACGGGCGGTACCGTCGGTAAAAAATTCACTTTTGGTCTGGTCGATGCTTGCAATGATAAACATGCCGCCGGTGATTTCAGGATACAGGGCACCGGACAGGGTAATAGTATCGTTATTTGGCCCCATAAACTGGAAAGCAGGACGGGCACCTACCCGATTGTTAAATCCATAGCGCCATGATTGTTGGTGTTGCAGGCTCTGGTATGGCGTGGTTTTCAGCATAAAGACAAATAAGCCGAGTGCGGCCATCATGAATAAAAGTCCTCGCTATCAGAAAATGAGCTACGGGCGCGGGCGCGTTGTTGCTCGCGGCGATCCAGTTCACGTGCCACCGCCTGCGCAATATCCTGTGCGGATTGTGCAGGGACGGCGTGTATATGAATTTCATAAACAGATCGTCTGTTGTCCTGAATCTGGTTAGCAACTGAAACAACCGATGTCTGATACTGTGAAGCGGGCAAACTGTATGGATGCAACGGAGCATTTTGGGCGCTGACTGGCGAGACTGCCCCTACAGATAGGGCCGCGATTGTCGCCAATGCAGCCGTTTGACGGCGACTGGTGACACGGGCGGGGCCGTTAATGATCTCCGGGCCATATTCCCCCACGATACCAATCTTGCCCGTCGGGATGTAACCACCTTTATCGAACCCACCCGCCAGCATGCCGCCAATCGGACCGGTAGCTTCCTTATAAGCATTCAATGCCGCCTTTTGCTTGGGATCTTGGTTTTCTCCCTGCATAAAGTCGGGAGTCAAGGCGTCTTTAACCATCTTGCCTAGTTCGGAGAATTTCTTTTTCAAGGATTCCCATTTTTCCTCAATGCCTGCCTTAAGATTTTCGACAAATTCACAGCCAATCTTCTTAAATTCGGACGGGATTTTTTTCGTGTCAATGACCAACTCATTCCATTTGACTGATGCCCGGCGCTTGATATTTTCCCATGTGGTAGAAACATAGTTTGAAATGTTGTTCCATAAGTTCTTGAACCACGGGCCAAGTTTGTCCCAGTTCTGCCAGATCAGATAAGCTCCCAAGGCAATCAAGCCGATAACCGCTAAAATGGGGTTTGTCCACATAATATGCCCCAGCCACATCACCATTTTCCCAAGATAGGAAAACACTTTACCAAGATGTAGCATTGAACCTGCTCCCTTGATACCCAATACTGACAAGCCAAATTTAACGATTGCCAGTGGTCCCAACAGAGCAACCAATGCCAGCGTAATCGCACCAAAAACCGTCAAAATAATACCCAGCCCGGTACTCACCATCGTTAACGTTTTGGTCAGTTCAGGGTTTGCTTTCATCCATTCGCCCGTCTTGCTGATAATTTTGGTGATACGCTGGGCGATCCCACGCAGGGGACTGTCCACACCGCCAAAGATTTGAATACCGATATCTTCCCATGCCGATGACAGACTTTTCATGTCGCCATCAAGGTTATTAGTCATAGTATCGGCGACTTTTTTGGCCTCACCTTGGGCGTTCTTCAATTCTTTGATGAGTTTCTGTAATTCCCCCGTACCGGCTCTTTCAGCCAATACCGACAGAGTGGAAAAGGCTTCCTCCCCGGCAATAGCTTTAAAAATGCCGGCACGCTGGGCGTTACCCATTTTAGTAGTTTTCTTGTCCAGCTCAGTCAGAACATCCGGCAAAGCGCGGAGATTGCCCTTGGCATCCTTAGTCTGAATATTCAGCTTTGCCAACGCTTTCGCAGCGGCGGCGGGCGGTTCAGCCAGCCGTCCCAAAATAGATCTTAGGGAGGTCCCTGCCATACTGCCCTGAATCCCCGCATCACCGAGTTTTCCTGTCGCAGCGGCAGCGGTTTCAATATCGACGCCTAATCCAGCCGCCACAGGCGCGACGTACTTCATGGTATCGCCCAGCATCATCAGATTGGTGTTCGAACGGGTAAAGGCACCAACCAGTACATCACTGACCCGCCCCATTTCCCCGGACTTTAATTTAAATCCGGTCAGGATATTAGAACCAATGTCGGCGGTGGCCGCCAAATCTGTATCGCCCGCCAATGACATCGCCAATGTGCCAGGCATGGCTGACCGTATCTTATCGGGAGAAAAGCCGGCCATCGCATAGAAACTTTGTCCCTGTGCGACCTGATTCGCCGTAAATGCGGTTGTGGCGCCCAAATGCCGTGCCTGCTCCCGCAGTTTTTTCAGTTCGGGCGAATTCTTGTCCAGCCGGGTTAATGCCTGAACTTTTGACATCCCCACTTCAAAGTCGTAACCCGGCATCATCACCCGCTTGGCACTGTAGAGCGCTCCGACACCCGCCGTAGTCGCAACCACACCCGTTGCGGCCATCTGGTTACTGACGTTCCGCATTTTCTGATAACGGGATCGGGCATTCGCCAGCCGTTGTTCCCCCTGTCTCAGACGTTCAAGCTGCCGCTCCTGTTGCTGGAGTGTGCTAGTTGTACGGTTGATATCTCCATTGAGCCGCCGCTGTGCCTGTCCTAACTGATTGGTTGAGATACCATTGGCGTATAGGGCATCACGCTGGCGTTGCAGGGATTGGCTCAGGGATTGATTTTTCTCCTTAAGCCGGGCAGCAGCATTCTTTGCCTGCTGGAGCTGGTTGATTTGGGCCTGTGTCGGGTTTTGGCTGGCGTTGATTTCACGGGTCAGTGCCGCCACTTGTTCGGTGGCACTACGGTAAGCCTGCCGGGTTTCGGTCTGTTGGCGCTTGGTCTTGCGAAAACCATCAATCCGGCCAGCCTGCTGGTTTAGCTCCCTGAGCTGCTGACGCGACTGGCGAAGGGTTTCAGCCAGCCCTTTTTGGACACCTGCGCACTCTTGAACGGGCGGGTAATTTTATCAACGGCATTCAAGATAACTTGCAGGCGTAAGTTTCGGTCACTCATTATCGGCCCCACTCCGTTTCATGGCCCGGTAACGCCATGCCAACAATTCAGGCAGGCCCATCTCAGTTGTCACAGCAGGCGGCCAATGAAACACGGTGGCAATGTCTGCCACCAGTTCATCAACGGTTATTGATGCTGGAAATCGGACTTCACCGACTTCGGCAACAAAAAATTAACCACCTCAATGCAGAGGTTAATCAGATCGCCGGGCGACATCATCCAGCCCCAAGTCCACCGAGGCAGTGCCATTCATGCCACCGCCTCGATAGGCTTCAAGCTTACGGCTCAGTTTAGGAAGCGTCATTTCTTCCACAACACCGATGTAATTATTGCCATCATTGAATAAATTCAGATATTTGAGTTTACGAGGTAATGCCATGAGTAGCCCCTTAGCTGTTAATGCTGTTGGCGAAATTCATCAGGTACTGGTCAGTGATTTGCTGGCGCAACAGCAGGTTTTCCAATGGCGGGATCGGCGTGTAGTTGTAATCAATGAATAACTTGCCTGCTTTCAGGGTGTCCTTGGTGTTAGCGCTTTTGTCATACCAGCACCGGCCGTCTATCAGGTAACCATTGGCTTTTAGTTCGCGCAGCTTGGCATTGATGCCCTCGATAATATCGCGTACCAGTGAAGGCACCAGCGGCTTGTCAATCGCCCACATATGCGCATCAGCCATCGTGTCAGCCAGTACCTGCGCCGTGCGTGTGTAACTCTCGAATTGAAACGACGGATCACCCGAACAGGTGCGAGAACCCCAAAAACGAAAACCATTCTTGCGGATTAAGGTCGTAACGGCGTTCTGGTTAAGCAGGTTGGCATCGGTGGCAGCATCCTGCAAATCCCAAAAGACATCGGCAGAAATCCCTGTCACACCATTGACACCAACGTTAGACAAGGTTTTGTGCCAGCCGGTTTCCTCGTCAATTTTGGCACGCAGGCCCAGCGCACGAGCCGTTGCGTATGCGATAGACTCGTTATTTTTGACCGTATCCCAACTGAGGAAGTTCGGCCAAATCAACATCAGTTCGCGCTGGTTAAAGTTGCTGCGGTATTTGATAGCGTCGGAAATGGTCTTGCAGCCGTAAGCATTGACATAAGCCATTGCCCTCAGCTTTTGAGCGATGTCGGCAAGGGCTGTTACGACAGGTTGGGTATCATGACCGGGTACCCCAAAAATACGCGGTTTGATGCCGAGCTGACCTTGTGCCGCAAGCAGCGCCTGCATTCCCGTTTTTTGCCCTCGTCGGTAACGCCGCCAATGATATTCGACGTGGTTTCCGCTTCGGTTTCCCCTTGAACCACACGCACAACAACAGTCACAGGTTTGGACTGGTCAGCAATCGCTCGCAGAGCATGGGACAGTGTGCCCGTTTTGCCGGCCTTACTACTGGCAGTCAAAACGTCGGTTAGCAAGACTGGCGTGTTTAAGGGAAAAGTTTTGGTGTCAGCATCATCCACTGTGCAGACTAACCCGACAATAGCGGTGCTGACAGTGGTAATGGTACGCGTGCCCTCGTTGATTTCCTGCACGCGGACGCCATGATGATAATCTTGGGCCATAGCGAAAGACTCCCGTAATGGTGATTTCGCTATGGTGATCTCAGGGACAATAAAATTCAGTTGATTGGGTAAGTATCAGGAATAGCACAAAGTGGAGGGTATAAAAGGAGTATTAGAAATGTTCATCCTTGAGTAATCAAAAGACTCATGCCATGCACGATAAATGAAGCGACAATTCTTGTAACTTTGCACAGGTTTGTATAAAATTTTATACAGCCAGGTAAGGAAGGGAAACTATGACGAAAATCAGGAGCAGTACAGAGAAAGAAATTGCCTGGATTGGCTCTTCTTATGAAGATTTGTTAGCCTTCCCTACAGATGCACGTAAAGACGCAGGCTATCAGCTTCATAGAATACAGCATGGAATAGATCCTGAAGATTGGAAACCCTTTTCTGACATCGGTTCTGGCGTAAAAGAAATACGGCTAAGAGACAGTACAGGTATTTATCGTATTATGTATGTTGCTAAATTCGATGAAGCTATTTATGTATTGCATAGTTTTCAGAAAAAAACTCAACAAACGAATAAACATGATAAGGATATCGCTAAAGTACGATACAACGCAGTTATCCAGCAGCGGAGAAATATCAAATGACCACTAAAATTGACACTGAAATTCGTAGAGTAACTCCAGCCGGACATAATATATTTTCTGAGTTAGGTTTTACTGAGCAAGAGGCTCAGCAACTTCATGCAACCTCTTTACGAGAAATAGACAACACATTGCAAATCAAAGAACAGCTAATGAAAGAAATTACTTTATGGATTGCAGATAAAAAAATGAAACAAACTGAAGTAGCAACGGTGTTGCACATTTCTCGTCCAAGAGTATCTGACGTTGTGAATAAAAAGGTAAATAAATTCACCATTGACGCATTAGTTAATATGTTAACCCGTATAGGAAAACCTGTTCAGATTACGGTAGGCTAA